TACATAGCAGTCTAACCACTCAATATGTATCCAGTGGTCTGTGAATTCAGGAAGAAGTGCAGTTACAACAAATACCTCTGACCGATTGTATTTAAAAAACAATAAAGGCTCCTGGTTGCCGCCTTCTGCTTGTTGTATTAGCTTCTTCCACCATTTAATTAAATTGTTTGTTCTAGGTGCTGTAAATATTTTATCTGAAAGAGGTGACTTTTCATAGTTCTTCACTTCAATACAAAAACGATTCTTTGCATGAGGTACATACAAATCTCCTTTTAAGTACTCAAGAGCGCCTGATGCTGGTACTCTTTCAAACTGTAGCCCTGTAGAGTCGCGCAACATATCTCGTACTAGATACTCACCCCTAGCGCCTTTTGCTCTACTATCTACCATAGTAGCCTCGTTAAATGCGTTAACGTGTCTAACTTTTCTTTATACTCTGCTACTTTTGAAAGCTCTTCTTCAATAGCAGCCATTATATCAGGGTGCTCTCCAATACCTACAGGATTCTTAAAATAAATTTGTACGTTCGTTTCGTGGTACAGAATCTTGCCCTTCAAGTATTGTTTCATATTCTCTGCCATCAGGAAGCCTGTTGTCAGAGTCATTTCTGGATCGCTCATTGTCTTTCTCCTTTATCATTTCCCAAATTTGTCTGCGACGATTATTTTGCATACGCCTAGCATGTCCCATTAATACTCCAGTTTGCTTACATTACCTGACTTGACTACTTCGACTTTATCGAGTAGAGGGTGAGTCCAGCCGTGGCTCACAACATAAGTATTCAAGTCTTCTCCCAAAAGTACCTCTACTAATTTTTCACGCCCAGTCTCATCCAAGACGTTAATTACTTCATCTAGAAACAGAATATTAATTTGAGACTTCGATATACTACTCATCAATTTACGTATCGCAATAAGAGTAGCTGTGTTCACCCTTGCCAATTCTCCACTAGAGAGAGCAAGAATATCCACAATGTTACCATTATCAGTGATTTGCACATTAAGTTTATCATTTGATACTACAAACTCCAAAGTAAAACGACCATCGGATAATTCTGCTAGGTAGTGATTTGTGAGTTCTTCCAACTCTTTTACCAAATTCTCTATCTTGTATGCAAGCAACCCATTTGTACTAAAGGCTTTCTTTAGTACTTCGAGATGGCTTGCCGTTGCTCCTTCTAAATCAAGAAGCTCCTGTAGTTCAAATAGTTCGCTTTCAAAATCTTCTGTTTGCTCAAGTATTACTTGGATTCTGGTGTTTCGTTTAGTGATTGTTTCATTTTCTCGTGTGAGTCGAACAAGTTCATCCTTTGCACTCTGTATTCTCTCCTGAATTCCACGAGCCCGACTTTTAAGCTCCGCAGGATCCAAAGGAGATGCCGGAAGATTGTTGTCAATGCTTCGAAACAACTCTTCCCAATCTCGTTGAATTTTTCTAGAAGATTGGTACTTTGCATTGTTTTGTTTAATTTCTGATATTCTTCGTTCAATTTCATCTTGTCTTTCTCTCGCTTCGGCAACTTTTCTTGCCTCTGCATCAATTAATGATTGTTTAAAAGAACTATCTACAGATTGCTCACAAGTGGGGCAGTGATCTCCTAATTTACTCATCTTGTGTAAAATAGTTCTTGACCCCGTTACGACCCCGCTTAAGGTTCCTAACTCGCTTTGAAACTCATCGTATGATTGTAGCTCGGTTACTTCACAGTTTTGTGCTTCTTCGATATTTATCTTAGACAGCATGTCTCTGTAAGTATTATTCTGAGAAATCTTTTTATTTTTCTCAGAGATATTTTTAATTTCAACCATAAGGTTGGCGAGTTCCTTCTCGTCACCTTCCGTCTCAATAGAAATTTCAGACAGAGGCAGTATGGATGTATCGCTCAATTTGTTATCGTTTAACCACTTTTCAATTGTCGCTATTTTCGATTCAATACTATTAAGATTTAACGTACTCTTGCGAGCTTCTTCTTTAAATAGATCAAAAAGTCGAACATAATGCTCTAAGTGGAGAAGATCAATGAGAAACTTCTTGCGGTTCGTATCTGTCGCAGTAAGAAACTGTAGACTACTATTTGTGTTTTGATATACCAACTGAGAGAAGGTTTTAAAGTCGATTCCAATAATATCTTGGAGTGTCTTGTATGTATTGGTCGCTGTATGAGAACTAATATCTTCTCCATTTTCCAGCAACTTAAGCTTAATACTAGACTTCCGATCAATAACGACATCATACTTTTTTCCATCTTTCGCAAATTCAAGATGTATATGGTATCCTGCATTTACGTATCTATTGGGTATATCTGCTTTTTTAATACCTTTCGAGTTTTTGTTGTACAGTGCCTCTTCAATAATTAACGGTATGGACGACTTGTCCATACCGTTAGTGCCAAGAACTTGCGTTACAGTATTATCACTGAGATCTAGCTCATTGTCAGGCCCATAGCTAAAACAATTACTCCATTTCAACTTTTGCAGCGTAATCATTAAATATACCTACTATTTCTGGTATCCTTGTTTCTGGTATTTCCAAAATATAGGATAGATACTCTACTAATTCTTCTTGAATGCTCATGTCTTTCTGTATTACGAGAGTAGCTTCACTACTTCGTTTTACAACTTTCTTATCAAGAAGTTCGTTGTTTTTTACGTTTGCGAGCTCTTGTATGTCCCCTTCTATCTCATAGATTGTATGATGGAAGTCCGTTGGTATCATCTCACTTGGGTCTGATACTGTTTTACGAATAAGTTGTGGTAGCTCAAAAGCGTCCCACATCCATGACCAATCTCTTGGGTTTATTAAGAGGTAGCCAGTCTGTACCTCATTTCTATGAAATGAAGTTGTCATAGGGCTACCGGGGTATACAATATTTCGTTGAGTATTGCTATGTGCGTGTAGGTCTCCTGCAAAAACTACAGGGAAATCCTCGAACCTGTCTAAGTCCACCTCTGGCTTGACGTGTGGAGGTATTTCTCCGCGAACATGAGTGAACAAAGGCTTCTTTGGATCAAACAGTTCAATAGAATTTTTACGATGAAGATCTGCATAGGGCAGTACTCCAAACCCAAAGTCATTGTCGTAGTATGACATATCAACTACTTTTACGAGTGGGTTAATCTCTCGCGATACTTTCTTTAGCTGTGTAAAAAATGTTTTGTTTTTCTTTGTAGCTTCGTGATTTCCGTCATAGATAAGAGTTGGGATACTCACCTTTGATATAAACTCAAAGTAAAGCTCCAACTCTTCCATGTTCGGCAGACGGTCAAATAAGTCACCACCAATAACGTGCATATTGCACTGCTTTTCTAAACTATGTACTTGTTCAAAAAATGATTGATAACGCTTTATCGCCCAATCACGAGGTACGTTCTTTTGCCCTAGCTTTATATGCCAGTCTGCCGTAAATAAAATCATCCGATCTTGAACTCATCTTCCAAAGATTCATCAATATCGCCCGCTGCATCTTCACGAATCTCTTCAAGAAGTGCTTTCTGTGCGTCGGGAGTAGGACGGGGCATAACATCGTCCATAGACTTTAAGTCTGCAACTGCTTGTAGCTCATTCTCGCTGAGAGCACGTTGCTTGCACTTGAGTACTTGTAACTGGTACTCTACGTTGTAGGGCAAAGGTCCAGTCTTAACACGCTTGAACTTAACGTCCCAGCCTGTTTCTGGGTCAGTAGGATCCCCAAGATCTTCTGCCGCAGTTAAGATAGCTTCAAAGAGCTTCTTCTTGAGGTTGATGATTTTTACTTCACCGCCATCAAGACACTGCATTGCGTAGCTCCAGCCACACTTCAGATCGGGGTAGAACTCTCGTACCCAGTCCTTTTCAAGATTGTTAAATCGCTCTTCGTTGCGATCAAAAGACAAGCACTCGAAAGGAATGTTCTTGCCGTTTTTACCTTCTAGCCAGTATACATACCGTGCAAGTACATCTCCGACGAGACGAACTTCGTTGTCTCCATCGCGGTAAGAATAGGAAGTAAGGGAAGATTTTTTAGCGCCGCCAGCGGCTTTGTTGAATGATAGTGCCATTAGTGTATATTCTCCTGTTTGACTTCTTCATATAAAAAATGTAATTTACCATCTTCTACATGTAGTAGGCTGTTGTCTGTAAAAAGCTCTAGTGGTATCTCAACAAGGTCAAGATCTAGAGTAAGTTCCCCAGTTGTTACATAGTCCACGTAAGGGCGGACAGAAGCTAAGGCAAGATACTGGGCTATCTCGCGAAAGCTATGCTTATAAGAATTGTACAGTAGTACATCTGGATGTAGTAAAAAGGACTGTCCAATAAAGCTCTTATTAGCATATTTATAAATTTTGTCATATTTGTTTTTAGGTATTTCATTAAGATACATCATTTTGACAATGGAATACATCGTCTGAGGGTTCCCTTCAGATGATTCAAATATCTTTTCCCAATTATAGAACAACATATTATACTCTCATTTGATGCAAAAGTCAAGAACTATTTTTCTACGTTCAAAGCTGTTTAATTGAATAACCTTGTTTCATGTAGTAGCCCATCCTGTTGGATGCTTGTCGTTGGGCTGTCTTGCCTTTGAGATGAATGTCAATAATTACCGGATCTCTTTTATTATCGTGTTTGCGAACTACTCGACCGATAAGCTGTGTAAGTAGTGGCTCATTATTAATAGGAGTTGCAAGAATAAGACAACTCAATGTATTCACAGATATGCCTTCGCTGAAAATAGCTTGAGTGCCGTATAAAATATTCTTGCTTCCATGTAAGATTTCACTTATGAGTTCTTCTCTTTGCTCGTGCGGTACCTCGCCCGTAACACATATAGAATTCTCACCAGTCAGTTCGGCGCAGCTCTTCAAGAAATGAACTCGATCTGACACCACGAGCACCTTGTGGCCTCGTGCCGCGTACGCTGATGCAAGCATAGCTACGGAGTGGCGGTACTCATCATTATTTGCGATAGTATTAACTCGCTTCGCCCAAGGTATATTTGCGCCATCTGGAAAACGTACTTCTGAGCGATAGATGTGTATGCTCGGAGTAAGAAAGTTCTCTTTTGGCGGCTTGAAGATATTCGGACTGAAGTAATCTCGAAATACAACGTGCTTTCCATCTTTGCGCTCAATTGTACCTGATAGCCCAATCTTATATCGAGCATGACTGGTATCAATAATTTTAGCAAAAGTCGGAGAAGATACGTGATGCATCTCGTCTAGTATTATAGTTCCGAATTCTTTTCTGATTTTCTCGATATTCCGATACAAAGTCTGAGTATTCCCAATAACAATAGGCTTATCAATATCGAACTGACCACTCCCAATAATGCCAGGGGTAAATCCATATACTTTCTCCACTTCTTTGGCCCATTGATTTCGTAGTGGCACAGTGTGCGTCACTACAAGTGTTTTTTGGCCCAGTTTCCCTGCGATTGCAAGACCTGTAAAGGTCTTTCCCCAACTTACCCACGCGTTGATGATACAATTGTCGGTAAGCTCATTATAAACATCCTGCTGACTTTGTCGTAACTCAAATTTAAATTCCGGAAAATCAGCAGGAATATTTAGACGTTTTTCTACAATTTCGTATGAGCCTGGTATCAGATCCGTTCGTCCGATTGGTATAGATACCAGATTTTCGCGCACCCGCTGCAGATTCTTAATGACCTGTGGTGGATCGTTTGGGTTTTGCGAAGGTATTTTGTAAGTGAGTTCGTCCGAGAGTACCTTTCGATACTCCGGACTACACTCCATAAAGATACGGTTAGATAGAACAGCTTTCATTATAACCCTAGTTGGTCTTTTGCTATGATGTATTTTTTAACAAAACTACTACGTACAATATCGTGAACTTCAAAGTCTACTATATCGAACATTTCGGTTGCTTTTAGTACGCGAATAAAGTCCCGTAGGCCATTCTTGTGTAGGTCTGCCTGACGGAAGTCTCCACAAAAAATAACTCTACAGCCTTCTCCAACACGAGTAATAATGGAATCCAACTCATGAAATGACATATTCTGACACTCATCTATAATAATCGTAGCATTACGTAGAGTTACGCCACGAATAAATGAAGTTGTCATAAAATGCACTAACGCTTTTGTCTTTAATATTTGGTACGCATCGCCACGTTGAAAGAGTTCTATACAAATATCCTTGTAGGGCTCTTCATATACCGATGCTTTTTCTTTCTCGGTTCCTGGAAGGAATCCTATATCCCGAGTAGGAACTGCACTACGTATTAGTACGAGCTTATCATACTCGCCTTTAATCATGTCATCAAAGGCAAAGTAGCACGCAATAAATGTTTTACCTGTTCCTGCTACCCCATGCAAGACCATGTTCTTGTCGCTTTCAAAAGCTCGAAGCTGGTTTTGTGTGAGTGGTTCAATCTCCTGCAACTCTAAGTTTGCACCCTGTAAAGTTTTAGATCGTTTACCCATAATTTATACTTTTCTTCGAGTGTCCTCACGACGGTCTTCGGAATACTCGTATAATACCCACGGTAGCGGGCCGTAATGAAGAACTCCAGCATACCGCATATCACTTGCTGGAGGCCTTGGAATAACAAAAGGCTGCTTTACACCATCTAACTTCAATAGTGAACAAGTGTCCTTCTGTACTACTGACTTTATTCTGTAGTACTTTAGACTACAAAACTCAGTCTTTTCATAAATAAACGGAATGCCGTTCGTGTCTATAAAATGCTTTTCTTTTGATTTGAGTATTCCTCGAAAGTTATCAACTTGCTGCTTGAGGGGATAAAGGTTTTTATGAGGACTTTGTAAGCGACGAATGCCCAAAGTATCCCCGCCCATATTTCTATCATCTACTATTACTCCATCTAAAAATAATAACCCGTCTTGTCTATCCCAGTTACCTGTAGGCAGAATATAGACGGGAAATTTTACTTTGTTAATGCTTTTATACTGAACTACCATACATCTTTGCGAACTTACCCATTGAGTAGTCTTCGTCAATTTCGAAGTCACATC